TATTTCCATCAGGATCTGCGAAAGACCACTTATCAATAATTAATACATCATCATTAATTTTGGCATCAGTATCACTTCTATATAAGTCTACTGCATCACCTACTTTGAAGTTTGCTTGACTTTCTCCAGAGCCTGAAGGTGATTGCGCATAACTGTAATCATAGTTAAAACTTGAACATAGCTTACCTCTTACTACATATTCTACCTCTGGTACTGTAGTGGCATCTTCTCCAATCTCACAATCCATAACAACATAGGCAGTATCTAGAACTCTGTGATTTGGTCCCCAATAGTCTTCGTCACCAGTATAGTAATCGGCCTGTCTTTTAAATCTTGAGCCAGAACTTGCTTGAGAAATACTTATTAAAGTATTATCAGCTTTCTGGTCTATCTTTCCTGCATAGAATGTAAGATCCATTGTATTTGGAGCAGTTAAAGATATTGTTTCTCCGTGTTGAACACCTGTACCATCTGAAGTAGAAACTGTTGTACTTTTTAAAGAGTCGTTAGGAGTATGATATCTAGCATTTGCCGCTTCAACGTAGTCATCTTCATATTCATATGCTCGTTCTCCATACCCTGCATAAGGATTTGCATACCTATAATTAGCTCCATTAGAGCCAGTAACACCGCTTCCTGAAATTTTTACACCACCTAAAGTATTTCCTAAATCTGCTCTACCTCTACAATGTACTTCAATTTGTTCTAGTTGGGAGCCAGAAGTTGCATCTCTATCATCAGCATCTTCTTTATTTATACACATTAAAGGATTACCCTCTATGTATAAGTCATAGATTCCGCCAATTTCTCCCTCACAAAGTGCATAAGCTAGAAAAATATTATTCGGATCGTTTTCTTTTGTATCTACGAAAAAGGGAATTGCTGAGATTCTTTGAACACCGTACACAACGGGCAAGTATTTAGAAGAAAGTGCAAAACTTAAGTCTACATCATTTTCAACTTCTATATCAGTAACGACTTCCTTCATTTTTACTTTGCCGTACCATTTCTTTTTCATCTTATACTTTGTTTCTTGTTCGATTGTAGTATAAGTTGCTAAAATATTGATAGTTTCTTCTGCGTGAAGGAATCCTAAATCGTTTGCATATTCTGGACGTTTTGCTACTAGAGGCTGACCTCTACTATTATTGTCTAACGCTCTGTGAACTGCATCATTTGTTGGTCTACCAGTAACTTGAGCAAAATCTCCCCAATGACTTGTGAGACTCCATTTTGCTTGAACAGAACCGCCAGGGGTTTCTACTATAGATGTTTTGGTGATTATTCCTTTAAAGATAAGAACAGGTGTACTATCAAGAATAGCGCCTGTCTCAGGATTTAAAAATGCTTTGTAAACCCAAACATCTCTGTTTGCATAAGATTTCACTGTTGAAAGATTTGTTTCTCCCAGTGGACCTTGTAGCTCATCAGATACTATTGAAAGGGTTATTGATGTTCCTGTGTTTTGAGTTCCTAAAGTATTATCAATATTTGAAACAGTTAAAACTGTATTATTTGTTTTAATTCCAGTTACATTTACATAGTGTCCGCTGTTGCTTCCACCTGAAATATAGACTTTATCTCCTTCTCTGAAGCCTTCTCTTACTAAGTCTATTCCTGCGGGTACAGTTATAGTACTCGAAGTCATAGTTATAGCGCTAGAAGTTATTTTGTTATTAAGACTCTCTGCAGCCATTGTTAGAGTCATACCAGATGCTCTGGCTTCGATTGTCTCGGAATATGTTCCTACATCAAGTAATTTACCTGCTATATAAGTTTGGGTGCCATTATTATTTCCAGCAGTATTATCACTTTGATCGTCAAAATTAAGATTATGCGCTGCATCAGTAAAGTATGCATATCTTTTTGCATCAGTACTGTATTTTCCGCTAGGAAGGGTTGAACTGGGACGTTCGAATTTTACCAAATGCGCATACGCAAATGGCTCGTTGTTTATGAGCTTTTTTCTAGTATTAGTACCTACCGACCTCTCTGACATTATGCCTGTGCCTCCTCTAGGTTAAAGGAAAATTCATAAAGATTATTAGTACCTAAACTATAAGATTGAACATCGCTTTTTAATAATACACGAATATAAGGGCCCCCAAAGTCACAGGTTGCTCCACTTGCTACATCTCTTTGTAAGTGTGGTGTAAAATAAATTATTCTTTGTGCTGTTGTTGGTTGAGAGTGTATTGCAGAATTATATGTGCCGTTTCCCATAACTCTTGTTACTCTATATGCTTTAGTATGTAAACTGTCGTTTGAATCTTGAATTACAAACATATCGCCAGGCTGTGGCTGTGTAGTCTCTGTTGTACTGTGTCCTGCAGTTAGAATATATCCTGCTCCTTTTGATCCTGTTGTTGCAGTAGTAATTGTTGGATTGGCAGTAGCAAATGCCGTATTTCTTGAAAGCATATGCTGTGGCAGTTGTATATAGAAAGGATTTAATCTACCGTTTTTCTCTAATAGGAAGCTATAAACTGGCTCGAATTGATCTCGTGTCATTGGATTGTATTTTATACTTATATTCCATTTATGCCCGGCAATGCTTCGTGTTAGTACACGACCGCTGTTTGTTCTTGACATTTGTATTGGTGCTTCTGAAGAAAAAGTTACCGAAGCATACCCAGGGCCTTCTGTTCCACCACTTCCTGTTGATAGAGATTGCCCAGCAATTCCAATAGGTTTATCCGGACTAGGTAGTATATCTAAAAAGCTAGTAAAAGTTGCCATTATCCGCCTGTACCTCCACCATATGATGAAGGATTAACTGCTTCAATAAATTCTTCGCCATGTTCATGTGCTGCTTGTTGTAACATATTAATTATAGTTCCTGTTTGTGCTGTGAGAACTTCTTCTACACCTGCAGCATCTACTGCATTGATTGTTATATTTGCGTTTAAATTTGATCCACCTATTTTGTCGTTTGGTACTACTTCATACCCACCACTTGTTGGTTTTATTACTTCTGCACCTCTTTCTCCAACAAGTATTTCTCCACCTGTAGCATAACTTCTTCTCATTCCTGCTGCTCCTCCAGGAGTAAAGTTATTTGCATTTGTGCCAACTCCTGTATTTCCTCTAAGGTACGCGAGTTCGCCTGGACTTGTTGCTTGAGATACATCTACTCTATTTTCTCTTTTTCCTACAGTTATTTCTTGAGGTGCCGAAGCTGTTTCTGCGGCACTGCCCCCTTGATAAGATAGTTTAGAAATAATAGCAACCTGAGCTGCTCCAATTGATCCGATCATAATCATTAAAGCCTTTGCAAATCCTTGCATTCCAGGTACTCCCATTAATGGAAGAGTTGCAGCAATACCAGCTGCTGTTGATGCTATAGCCTGAGCAATCATTAACTTTTTATTTGTATCAAATGTTTTCTTTTGAATCTGTTCTTTCTTTTGCTCTAAAGCTTTCATTTTTGCTACGGACTCTTTTGATTTGCCGTCTCGGTTCTTTTCAGCTTCGATTAGTTTGTCAATATCGTTTACTGATTGTTGTGAAGCAGCACTTACTAAACTCATTACTTGACCAAGTCCTGCGGCTATTGTTGCTGCGCTTGCTCCAAACATTCCCATCTTTTCTACATTTTCTTCAAAATTTGTGCCGATATCGACTAGTCCTGCACTTGTTGTTGCTAAAGCTGCTAATAAAACACCGTCTTTTCCTAATACACTTTCTATCGTATCGGCCATATCTAAAAGTGATTGCTCTACCATATTAAATGCCATTGCTTGTCTTTCAGCTTCGTCAAAGATAAACTTACCTGTATCATCTTTAGAGCCAATAGCAGATGCTCCGAATCCGAGGTTCCCAAGAAAACTACCTTCTCCAGTTGACGACTGATTAGCGTCAGAGCCTCTTATTACATCGTCAAATAGTTTTGTTACTTTTGTTTTAAATATTTTTGATCCATCTTCTGCACCATTAACAATTGAGTCGTATAAGTCATCTCCTGAGTCTCTTAACGCTTGTGCAGCGTCCTCGTATATTTTTTGTTGTAGACTGCCCTGACGCTCGCCCTCAGCAAGAGTATCCATTTTTCTAGCCTCTATCTCTTTATTTGCTCTTGCGATTCTAGCTTCGTCTTCTCCTCTTCTTTTTCTTGTTTTTTGTAAACTATCTTCTTGATTAATCATGCTTTGTAATTTATCAAGACTTGTTTCACTAGCACTACCCCTAGACTTAAAATTGGCTATTTTTGTTTCAAGTTCTGATCTTGCTAATACTTGTTTATTTATTGTTTCTTCGTCTTTTATCTGGTTGAGTCTGGCCTGAGCCCTCATTTTTGTTTCTCGTGCTTCTGCTGTTGCTAAATCGAATTTATTCTGCATTAGGATAATTTCTTCTTCGTTCAGCTTGTTTATAGCTGCTTGCACAGCTTTTATGTCTGTTTTTAAGAACCTGTCTTTTCCTAGTATGTCGAGCAAACTTTCACCTGCTTGTGCTCGTTCTAATTCTGAATCTGTTAAGTCTGTTCCTTTTCTGGCATTTTCTCTTGCAAATTTTGCTTGCTCAGCTTTTATTTCACCTATTCGTTTTTCATTTTGAAAAGTTTTATCTATAGCTTCTGTAGTTACTTTTGTTGTGCTTGCTATATTTTTTGATAGAGTTTGTATCATCTTTAATTCTGCAGCACTTTTTATTAAGCTTTCTTGTTGTTTAAAATATGCTAGTTCTGCATCAGCTATTACCTTTAGTCGTTCTTTCTCGGTTTTAGCAAGTTTTAGTAATTGCCTGCCTTCTCTATCTAGCATTGCTAATATAGCAGGATCCTCTGCTATTTCATCTAAAAGGTTCTTTCTTTCTTTCGTGGTGAGATTTCCGTCATTAAGAGATTTATTAAGCTGCCTCATACTTGCAAGAGGTTTATCAACTACAGTTGTTGCAATCAAACTGTCTGTAAATGCTCGAGCGGAGTCTTTCGCCCCTTCTATAGCTGACCTAACATTTATATAAGCCTCTGCTTCTTCGAGTGCTAAATCGACTACAGCTTGCTGTGCTTCTTTTTCACCAGGTAATACCGTAGTAATAACATTACCAGTTTTCTGACTTGTATAGCGGCTGATAAATTTTTCTGGGTCAGCTGCTGCTAAAGCCGCTTTCATAGCGGGAGTGACATCGTCTCCCATTGCATTTAATTGTGCAATAAGTGCATCTTTTCCTTCTTTGATTGCATTAGCAGTTCCAAAACCAAATAAACTCGGTAAATGTTCACCCCAGAATTTCGCCCACCCTGAAGCATGGGTCATGTATGACTCGAATTTTATTTCTTGTTCTACTATTGCTTTTGTTGTTGTTAGAACTGTATTTTTGAAGCTTTCCATTCCTTTATTATAAGATTTTGGATCTTCTCCTATTTTTTCAAGTTCATTTCTAACGTGCTCTAGTCTTGGAGCGAGAAGTTCTACTGCTTCTGCTGCATTTGTATTTGCTTTTGAAAGCTCTTCTGATACCTTGCTCCCGACTCCCAGCCATTTATTAAATGCTTGAAGTACCGGTAAAAACATAAGTATCGCGGACAACGGGCCCATAATACGCATCCACATTGTTTGCGCTGCTATACCTAATGATACTGCGGCAGCTTTTGTTGCGAACATAGCTTTTTGTAGAGCACCAAACATACCAGTTGCAAATGCACCTTTTTTTGTAAGAATGGATAGTTCAACTCCAATAGCTCTAAGAGCCAGTTTTAAACCTACTGTCTGAGCCTCATTTGCAATTGTAGCCAGTGAGGTTGCTTTGAGCGAAGCATTATAAGCCATAAGTTTTGCTCTTTCAACATTTGAGCCTGGCCCTCCTACACTCGTTTTATTTATATTTTCTGCTTCTTTTCTGTTGAGTAGTATTTGATCATGTATTGCTTTTTCTTGTTTTAAAGCGTTTAACTCTTTTTGGACGTGAGCATTACTTGCTCGTGCTAGTTTTCCTCTGCCTGTTGTTATATCTAGTATTCTTTGGTTGACTACTGCTATTCGTTTATCTATATCAAGATTTTCTTTTCTTAGTAATTTTTCTTTCATAAGAGACTTTTCTTTACCACCAACTTTTATAGTCCCTGTCTTAGTCATATCTTTTCTACTTTGTGCACTTGCGAGTTTGGCGTCTATAAGTAATTCTTTTTCTTTTTGTGCCATGTATGATAGATGATTATTTCTTGTCATCTGAGCTCTGCTTTGTGCCTCTTTGGCCGCAGCATCTGCCGCTGAAGAAGCTTTAGCTGCATTAGCAGCTATAGAACTTGTAAAGGCTGCCATGGCTGGAACTGCGAGTCTTATCAAGGCTATACCTATAGCTGAGAAAACTGTAGCAAAAAGCATTTTATTCTCTGCTAGCATTTTTATCATTGGGCTCAGTCCCTTATTTATAAAAGATAAAATTTCATGAGACATGTCTGCAAAGGTAGTTGCAAGTAGTGCAAAAGCATCATTTTCGACACTCTCAAAAGCTGCAAATTTAGTTGTTCCTTGGTCGATAGCTTCATTTAGAAAAGCTTGACGTTTTTGAAATTCTGTTAAGTCTCCTACAGCAACTTTTAGTTCACTAGCATATTTTGCTGCTGCATCATTTACACGAACAAATAAACCGATCTCATCTAAAAGTTCTGGTTCTACTTTGATTACACCACGAAATATTCTATCAAGAGCATCTGGTAAGTTTCTGCCTAGAGATACCGCAGCATTCCTTGCTACCGCTCCTAATTGTTCAATTTTATCGGCTCCAAACCCAGCACTTGTTGCAAGTGACACAGCTCTCATTGATTCAGCAAAGTCAAGACCAAAACCAGAGGCCTCTTGAAGGTTTCTAGCTACGGACACAATGCTTTTACCAGAAGTTATTTCTAATTGTCGCATTGAGGCTGTGAGGGTATCGATTTGTGCGGAACGTGAAAGTATTCCAAATGCTGCACTAAGTGCAAAAACGTTAGCAGCTAATAACGCGTAGGCTCTAACTAGTCCGCCAGAGCCACCACCACCATCGATGTTTTGAGCCATCTTTGAAAAGTTTTTGGTGGAGTTTGAAGATATTTGGGCAGCACCTTTTTCCCTACGATTGTACGCATCGGTAGTTTTGTTGAGTTTCTTTCTCTTTTGGTCTAATTTTTCAGTAGAGTTTGCTAATTTATCAGTCTGTCTTTGAACAATCTGAACTTTATCCCCTTTCTGGACTAGCTCTAACTCAAATAATACTTTACCATCTGCCATATTTACTTCTTTTTCATTTTTGCGTGTGCTTCTTTTAGTCGCTGATTATTTTCTTCTATTGCTATGGAGTCCATAAATAAAAGAAGTTCTAATATCCAGCATCTTTCTAAATAGCTATTAACTTTGTACACTTCTAGTACAAGGTCAATATTTGTGAAATCTTTGCCCGTATATCCTACATCTCCAAAAACTTTATTTCCTAAAGAATGAAAGATATTTAAGGCTGTTATTACAGAATGAGGAAAATCTTCTGGTTCCGGTGGACACCTGTCCCAGTCTATTTCCTGTCCTGTTTGTTCGCACATCATAAGGTATTGCTCTTTGCTCATACCTATTTTATCGTGTTCAAGATATAGTTTCAGTTTCTCCTGTATCTTTACCTTTGCTTCCTGTACGAAAATTTTCTAAGTCAAAGACTACCTCATTGAGCCAATTATCAAACTCTGATGAGTTCTCTACAAGTTGAATTGCATTTTCTTCTGTCCATTCAAGCTCTTTTGTAGGGTCTTGTCCTTTTAAGTCAACTAGTAATAAATCTTCTAAATATTCTAGTTTCAATCCTCTCCACCCTTTTACTGTTGAGAGTGAAAATTCTTTAACAAACTTATTATCATCTAAATTTTCTTCAAATGCTCTTGTTTTTCTATTAAATTTGTTTGTTGTGCATTTCTTTCGTAATGCCATGAGTTCTTTTCTAGATAGATTTGCAAGTTCTACTTCAAATCCTTCGAGTCCGGGAAACTCAACCCAAGTGGTTTTACTGTCCACTAATAAACTTTTTAGTTCCATGTATTATTCTCCTAAGAATATTGTGTGATTCTAGTTCCTAATGCTGTGTTATCTTGTGACCTATAGTCATAACTTTGAGTATATATTGACCCAACATTCATTCTTGCTGTATACATTGCTGGGTTAATATTCATAGAAAAAAATCCACTATCACTAGAGGCTTTTCCTACTTCGACTCCTTTTAATGTTATATTGCTATTAGTACTGAAATCATCAAATTGTGTTATATTATTATCTGTTTGATATTGGACGATTGCTCCCGAAACAACTCGACCCGTTATCGTATATGCACTAGGAAACATAGCATTGCTAGAGCTAGTTACTGAAAGACTATCTTGTAAGGTTTCATAAGGTGTCCAGTCTATATTATTTTGTATTTGTAAGCTAGCAGAAATAATACTATTCATGCTCAAACTATCTATAGATATAACTGGGTAAACTAAGAGGGGTGTTCTTGTGGCTGACTCAGATTGAGCGCTGCCAGGAATACTATAACTTTCGTCACCAACTCTTGATAATTTTGTTCCCTGTCCTTCAACTTCCATTTTAAACTGATCTCTAGGATTAAATCCGAAACCAGCTGATCTAACTACGCAGCTTTCTACTTTAAAAGTGCTGCTTCCTGTCTGAACATACATATCGAAAGATTTTAGCTGTTCATTATTAACTAAATCTGATATTAAATCCATGACAATAGACTCATCTTTTTCTACTGTAAAAGGAACTGTAAAACTAAAATTAGCCCCATTGGCTTTTGTTATAGTTGTTGCCTCTAACATTTTTGATTGATCGTGCAAAGTCTTTACTGGGTACGAGTCTTCCGCAAATGTTTGAGAAAAGGATATGGCGGTTGTAGTATAGATTCTATACTTATTACCGCCATATACTATGTATAGCTTACTCTCGCGAAGAAAACTATGTGACATTATACCTAGGCACTGTCTAGTGCGCGAGCACCTGTAGCCGCATACCCTGATTGAGTATGTGAAGTTGAGCCTAAGTATTTAACTGTAATTTCATCTCCAGTTAGAAGATCTGTGCCATGAGCCGCAAATTCTACTGTAGTTGATATTAAGTCGCCAACCTCGATTGTCGGTATCGACAACTGAGCTTTTGGCATATTAAATTCGACACCTGGTGCGGAGAAGTCTCCACTATCCATAGCGTCACCATCTGATCCAACAGTACCGGCTACACCCATGAATAAACGCATGTCAAAAACGTTTGTTACAAGGTCAGTTGCACCCGCTAAGTCTGTTAGTAATTGGTTTGAACCATTTGATTTGGTATCTAGATACATGGTTACTGAACCACTGATTAATCTAGCACCTGTGAAAGAACCGATCGGTTTATCCACAATACCAATTGTTTCTGGTGTTACATAAGTAACGTTGTTTGCAAAGGTTAGAGAACCACCTGTGATATTAATATCATAAGTTCTGTCATCTAATCCGTTTGAAGAAGCTCCGCCACCTTGTGCATCTGCATCTAGATATAAAGTTGAGAGTTTGTTTCTCAAGTAATCTGCATCCGATGGACCAGTAGTATCTACAAAGTTATATGTTTCTGTATAAGTATCTGTAGTACCACTTGTTGGTGTCGCTTCTGAAGTAGTCTGAATGATATACTTAGAAGGATCTTCTATTGCTTCTTCTACTTGGTCAATTGTTGTTGCGTTTCCAGACCAAGTTATTGATGCTATACCGTCAATTGAAAAATCAACTTCGGCTTGGTTAATTTGAGCATCGTTTAACCTGTATGTTGTATTTTCTAGTGCGAAATATAAACTAAGTTTCATAAGTTCGTGAACATCTGATTGTCCAAATGTTACTTGAGAACCATTTTGAGCAGTAGTACCTACAACTACACCTTTTCCTGACCCAGAAGAGTCGGAAGGTAAAGCTGTTCCTGATAAAGCCGCCCATAATATGTTTTCTACACAGTCGTGATCGTCTGCAGTTCTAAAAGAGGCTGCTCCATGAACAAATGGTCGTACATAAGTACCAAATGACCATTCTGCAGGCGGTAAAGAATCATTGAATCTTTTTGAACCCCTGTTAGGTGCTGCACCTGCTTCTGAGATAGTTACTTCGCTTGAATCTGAACCTTGTGAAAAACTATATCCGTCTAGTACACCCACTCTGAATGTATTAGCATCTACTTCGTTTCCTTTGAAAGTTCCTGTTCCAGTTCTTCCGCCATCAGCAGTTGTTGTTCCTGCGATAGAATCGACTGTTACAACTAAGCCCGAGGCACCAGAATTATTAGTACCAGCATAGTTTTCTACGGCTGTTTCGGTTGCTGTTTCGTCTACTGCGAATGCGCTACCTCTAAAGTTATTTGGAACATAGATGCTTGCTACTGGGCCAGTTGAACCGCCGCCAGTAATAGATGCTACGATACACTTAAAGTTAACACCACTACCACTAGTTGTTCCTAGTGTTACGATGTCACCTACAGCATAGCCTGTTCCAGCAGTAGTTACGTGGCAAGTTTTCACTCCGCCAGTTGCACCTACTCCATTTACAGAGCTTACAAATACTTTAGTATTTCTTGATAGATTTAAAGCCATTGCTTTCTCCTATTATCGTCTTTGAAAGTACTTCGCTAGATATTTATCAGCGCTCGTAATTTCTATTAATACCTACACTCTATAGCTAGTTCGCCAATTCCGAGGGGAGTTAAAACTCCTTCATCTGTTGACATTGACTGTAAAGTTAAGGAAGTCGTTGTTAAGTTTGGACTTACAGTATCATCGTAAGTCAAAACATCATTACTGTCTATTACTCTTTCGATGTCCTCCATCATAAGAGCCAAGACTTCTTGGGGGTCATCTTGATCTTCGACATAAACTCTTATATCTAGATTAAGGAACCTCCATTTAAATTCGTTCGGTTGGTATTCTCTTGTTTCGTCTCCTGCGACTATACAAACTTTTGGAAATTCTTGAATTTGATCCAAGAATACCATACCCCCATGAACATTATTAAATAAGTTTGAATTGTATGGATAATTTCCATCAATTTCTTTTAGTTGCTTCACTAACGCATCAACTATCTTTTTTCTTGCTGTTCTGTATTGTGATGCCATTATACCCTCCTAAGGCTAACTAATTTTTGTTCTGTATATTGCATTGCTAAGTTTCGTATACTTTTTGCAATGAGTGGTTTTGGGTTATATCCAGCAGGCCACTTATATTTTCCTGTATTTTCAAAAGTTTCATATACTCCACCTCTATTTTTACTCGTACCTCCACCTGTTTTCATGTACGTGTATTCACCACTTAATCCTGCTTTTGTTTCTCTTAAACTAAGTAATTCTGCGCTATTTGAAAATATACCTGTTTGATTTCTTAATGCAGGTCTTCCCATGTTTCTTCTGACTTCTGCTGGAAGTCTTTTATTTATTTTTCTTGTTATGCCTAGAACTGATTGTGTTGCTTTTCGTTTTTCCTGCTCTGGTCTTATTAATTTTTTACCTGCTAAAGCAACTTTGACGTTTAGTTTGCCTCTTCTTAAGCCTCCACGCCCGGAACCTTTTGCAACTACCTTTTTAGGTGCAGGTTTTTTATATTTTGGTCTTTTTACAACTTTTGTTGTCTTTCTTCTCTTTTTAGTAAGATTATCTACAACTTTTTTTGCTGCTTTTTCCCCCATTCTTTTTTTAACACTTTTACTGCCTTCTGCAGCTAGTGCTTGGTCTTTATTCATTGCTGCAACAGTATTTGTTATAACTTTTGATAAAGAACCGCCTTGTTTGAGTATTTGTTGTTTTATATTACTCCAGTCTGATAGTTCTTTTCCCTGCTTTCTTAACTTTCCTCTAACAATTCTTGCAATTCTTGTATTTCCATTTGGTAACTCTATTTCTTCTTCTGAAAAATCTAAGTCTAAGGTATTTTTTACATCATTTACTATATCTAAAGAAATTCTTTCTAAGCCTTTATAATTAAGAGCTTCTTGTAATTCTTGGCTTCCCTCGTCTCCACCTAATTGTTGTAAAAGTCTTTCTAATCCTATTGTACCTACTGTACTTTCGTGATCATGTGCAAAAGGACTTCCTGCTCCAAATGCTGCTGAAGCATACCGCCCTTGCTGTTGTTCGCCTTGTATCGGTCCTACTGCAGGATCGCTTAATCTTCGAAACCTAGTTCCTCTTTTTGCTCCTTTTTCTACTGATATTTGTTTCAAGCCTGAACCATCAGGTAAAAAAGTATCTCGCCAACTATTCCAGCATAATCTTCTATAGGCTCCTAAAAATGTATCTAGATTTGTATCTCCACTTTCTACACTTTGTCCTACATCATTATAAAGTCTTATTACCATAGCACTTGGAGTAGACTCCGATAATAAATAAACTCCTTTAAAAGTTGACTTATAAAGCTGGTCAATAGTTTTCAATCTATGATTAACAGTTGTGTTAGGTAACGAGCTTAACTTGCCATATACACTATGAACTGTCTTTCTCCAATTCTCTAAAGTATTATAGTTAGAGTTTATAGCATTTATTTCATCTTGAGAATATTTTGCTCCTTTCATTATATTATTTGTTCCGTCAACAAAAGCAGCGGCGGATTGATCATCTGTAATAGTTATTTCGTGTATCTCTGTCTTACCTAGTAGGGTTCTGAGTTTTCTATCACTATAGTTAGCTATTGCCTCTTTAAGATCTCTTTCGATTATTTGTATAGCCATTAGCTATAAATTTTATACATATCAAGTATACGCTTAATATGGTCTGGAAATCCTATATTACCTGTCAAACTAGAGCTTAGTGGATTTTCTACCGTTGCTCCTGATATAGACATTCTTTCTCTTCTTTCATCTTTTAAATAGTATTTGATTAAATCAAATATCGCTAATTTTAAGTCTTCTGGAGTGCTAGTATAACCTGCGGTATATATTACTTTAACACTCTTACTTCCTTTTGGCCAGTACTTATTACCCGTAGAGTTAGTACGAGTAATACTATCAGAATCTGTATTTACAATATATTCATATTTACCACTACTGTCAGAATTTTCTGTGATTAGGGTGACATATGAGTCTGATTGTGAAGTACGTTCCTGTACTGAAGTTACTGTTATTACTGGAGACTCTTCCAGAATAATAGTGTCGACTAAATCATCTTTAATAGTAAAGTATTCAGTCTTGGCGCTACTTGCATAATCAATGATAGTAGAACCACAATAATTTTTGACCAACTGACTAACATTATCAATGATTGCATTGATACGTGCATCGTTCTTAACGCTTTCTAACCCGTTAAAATCTTTATATTGTTGTAATGTTACTAAATCTGCCATAATTATTTAAAAAAAATATTGGAGGGAGTCTATACCCCCTCCAAATATTCGCATTATCTATTAACTAGCTTTGTACTGTAAGCTGTGAACTGAAGTTGCGTTAGCAATCATGTCAGTAAACCCTAATCTCTGAGAAGCAACAAGTACTCGTCTCTGATTAGCTACTTCGTAGTCAGATTCGATTGTTACACCTCTTAATCTAGGCATTACATAGTTTTTAGTGTAAACTGCACAAGCATAGAACTTACTTACTGCTGGAGTTGCGAATTCATCACAAACGATGACTTTAGAGCCAAAGACTGATCCGATTTCACCACTTAGCTTAGTAGCCATGTTGCCAACTAAGTTGACATCTTGGAACTCAGCGTCTTGTAGTAAGCTGTAGTATTCTTGCATGTTAACAATAAAAGTAACATCTGCTGGATTCATTCCATATTTACCCATTTTCTTTCTAGCTGCTAGAAGGTCTAGAGCTGTTAAAGATTCAGAAGCAAAAGCTGTAGCTGACTGAGTCACGTGAGTACCTGATGAGTCAGCGCCAGCTGCGATTGCAACCAAGCCATCAAATGTAGCTTGAGATGTACCATAAACACCATCAGCGTGGTCACCCACTAAGATAGCATTTTCAATACCTCTTGCGTGTGATCTAATGATTGATTCACGAATCAATGGTAGAATAGGCAAGATTGCATCTTCTTCTGTCTCATTACCTAAGTAAGATTGAGAAATAAGTTTTTTGGTTGAAAGTGTTCTTTCAGTTAGGTCAACTCCACTATATGGTGAACCATATGTGTCGCCTCTTTCCTCTAAGTTACCATGTGGTGAACTTCCAGTTGCTGTTTGGTTAGAAGTAAATTCTGCATAACCGGCATCTGGTAAGATAGGAATGATTTGAGTTGCTGAAGCCATTGGTATTTCCCTAAATAGGGGTGCCAATACTAGCTCTAATTGAATATCTCTTTCGATATTTGTTGAAACTGTTTGCTCAAAGTCTGCTGAAGAAACGCCAACACCTGAATGGGCATTAACTTTTTCCATAACATTTTTAGCAAGATTAGTGTCCCAACCTTTACCTGTGGCAAGACCCATTACGAAAGCGTCATCAATGTCGCTTTGGAAGGCTTTTTGCCAGTCAGAGTTTTGTCTGTCGCCAAAGACTCTTTTAGATTCACGGATTGCGTCAATCTCTTCTTTTTTGTCTTTAAGCTCGGACTGAAGTGAGTTAACTACTTTTTCAAGGTCTTCATGCTTTTCTGAAACACGTTTTTCAACGTCATTCATGAGCTGTTCTGCTCCTGACATTCCGACTTCGACTATAGTTCTAACTTTTTCTTGCTCCGCTTCTTTTTCAGCTAGCTCAACTTCTTCTTGAACTGCTTTTTCTTCAGCTTCTGCAATTTCCTTAGCCTTAGCTTCGGCTTGTTGCATTGCAATTTTAGCAGCTGTTGATTTAGCTACTTCTTCTGCAAAAGCTTTCAAGTCGATATCGCTGTTAGCTTCGGGAGTTTTAGTGTCATTTGACATATTAGTCTCCTGTTTTGAGG